AAGATGACAACACAAAATGTAACAGGTGTTCTAAACTGCTCAAGCGGTTTCAAAATTCCTCTAAACGCAACAATCACGGACGGCACAGAAGCTAGTCTTACTACCGATGTAGCTTACACAGTAACAGCACAGAACATTGGAGACTTTGCAACAGGTCAGACAGTAACTTCTGGTATTGTTACAGCAGGAGCTAACATATCATACGCATACATTCTAAGGAAAGGATTGATTCTTTCTCTAGTACCATTCGCAGTTAAGGGGGTCGCTTGCGGTACTCCTGCTTTTGCTCGCCCTGTAACTCTGATGGCTGGAGATCAACTCCGTGTCTTCACTATGGTAGCGGCTGGCCGTAATGCGTCTCTTGCGGTAGTAACTAATCAAGGAGTTCCTCGAATATTTATCGGGGCTTCTGTGGCTGCAGGTGCGGGGACATTCCAACTTGTTGATTTGCAGACAGGTAATACAATTGGGGAAACTCTGCAGGGCCAAGTATGTGTTCAAGCACAATTTACTTCAGTAGATCAGGCATTAATTACAAGCGTGGCAGGTGGCGCACAAGTAACAATGTCAAACGGCAATTTGAGTGGCAGCATTCCAGCAACAAATCCAATTGTTGCACAACCATATATGAAGCCAGCACAAATTCCTGTTGCTCTAAACTTTACAGCACAATACATAACTTCTGCTTAAGGTGATTTAATGGCTAGAAAAATGACAAAAGCACAAATGCGAAAAAGATTGTTAGAAGCGTCTAGTAAAATCGATAAAGTTTTTAGTAATTCGCTGGCAGATTTGTCGGGTGCAGAAAGGTCTAAATTATTTAAAATGAGTATGGATATAATGACTCTTAGAAAGAAATTAAAATAAGTAGTTGATATGAAATGTGTCCTTTACCTAATGCGGAAAAGACCTCCAAGAGAATCTATCCGATTATGCAAGGTAAAACGCTTGAAGAGATTGCATCTGGTGAGAATCCTACAATAGATAATACGGCTAAACCAATATCTGTTGAAGAATTAAACGAAGACGAACTTAGAAGATTAGTATTAATCAAATTAGCACTTACAGCATGTAAGGGTGATTGGGATGGATTTTTGACTTAAGGAGATATAGATATGCCACTACCGGATGCAAATAATTATTCAATGAGAATATACGAGCTATTGAAAGAGACGGATTTAGAGAATTTATCTTATGCTCAGTTCCAAGCAGTAGCAGAAAAACTATTCATTGAACCAGAGAACGAAGATGAAATGCGTAGATTAGTCCTTGTACAGCTTGCTAGAATGGCAGTTCGTGGTGATTGGGACGGCTTCATCAACGGTGGATCAACCGTACCAGCTAATGCAGATTATTTGCTGGCATTTGACCAAGGTACTGTTCCATCAGAACTAACTAATGCAAGAAAATTAGTTGTTGGAAATAACATATCAATGGCTCATGGTCCTGGGGATAATGACGATATGTCAATATCTGCAACTCCGGGGGGATCTGATGGACAAATACAATACAATGTTGCAGGTGTTTTGTCAGCTACAGGTTTATTGTCTACAAATAAAACAAATGAGTTAACGATCGTAGCAATATCTGGAGACGGAACAATAAATATTTCATCATCAACAAAAGCCGTTAGTTTACTTTGTGATGAAAATCAAAAATTGAAAGTTAAGGGTGCAACTGATAGTTTTGTCTTTGATGTTTCTTCATCTTCTGGAGGAATTCAGTTTCCTGACGGTAGCGTACAATCCACTGCAGCAAGTGGTGGTGGAGGTTCTTCGTCATTTAACATAGAATTTCCTCAAACAGTAATAGATGGTGGAAATCTTGATTTATTTATTATATCAAGGCAACCCGGATGGGGTTCAAATTCTAGTTCTAATGGTCAATTATTAGCAAGTGCAGGAAAGGTAAGATTTTTTCCTTGGATAGCACCAAAAACTGGAGATATTAATCAGCTATATATCAATATAGATGTAGACGGTACTGGTTCACCAGCATTGGCAGTATTTTCAGATAATAACGGATTACCTGATTCTAAAATCGGTGGCGAAGTTAGCTATACAGGTGGTTCAGGTGGAACAGGTAAACAAGCATTAACTCCTGCATCTACAATTTCTATTTCAAAAGGCACTCAATATTGGATTGCATATTTCTTAGATTCTGGTAGTACACAAATTAGGTCGGAGGACCCAAGCGGAGGGTATCAAGCAGCTCCCAGAGGAAGTACATTTAGTTCAGCCTTAACTAGTGTGGGTCAAACTGGTCTTGTTCTTGAAAGTCAATCATCTATACCTAGTAGTGTAACAGCAACAAATTTGCGTAGTTCAGGCGACCCTCAACCTAGATGGGGTATTACATATGCCTAAACCAAAACCAGACCAAGTAATTAGACACGAAATAGTTCTTGGACGATCAGAACGGGAATTAATTTCTGATGGTTTACTAGCTTACCAGGTAAACAAAATTTCAACTCCACTAGTTGCATTAATTTCTGATGTTTCAGCTATGTCGTTAATTCTTGGTGGACTAGCTACATATTACGGATTTAAATTTGACATAGGAACTAGAGCATACGAATCCGGTTTAGACATATACAATGATTGGTTAATTCAATATAATGCTTGGAAAGCAACAGTTACAGAAATTAGAGACGATCCAATAAGTCAAATTATCAATTTAATAATTCCTAGTGTGCCGAACCCATATTCAGGAATGTATAGACCAAACCCAACAATTCCTTCAGTCGAAAATCCAAATGTATATCCTCCTACAGGGTCTAATCCTGTATTCGGTTCACCAATATGAGCCATATACCCCCCTATTGAGGCATCTTCTTCCAAAACTTAAACCTATTATTTTGTAGTGTTTTCTTCTCAGCCTCCAAAGCGTCAATTTGTTTGTTTAGAGTTCCTATGATCTCCTGATACTTCTTGCGCTCATACGGAGCAATGACCACGCCTTTGTTTGCTCTAACTAATTTACCTGTGTATTCTCCATCATCGTCACGCTCTTTAACCCATACAGGCGAAGTATAGTACCATTCAATAGCCGTTGATACATTATTAGACATGTAACCCTTTCTTGATTTTTTACGAAGTAATTCAGAAGTATGATCGTGTAAAGTAAACGAATGTAATATTTTACTCATTATACAACCTCGCTTAGTTTGTGTCCTGCTCCTTCTGGACAAGACATAGCCTGAATAATTCTTACATCTTCAAAAGTATTTACTAGGAACACTAATTGACATTTAGAACATCTAAGGTTCATTCAATCACCCATTCATCTAAATCCATTGTTTTTTGCCAAACTGAAAATATTATGTCATTACGATTTCCGCCACAAGCCAATAAACACAATTCTCTTAATTCTAAATGTGAAGCTGGTGGATTTGAATTATATCCTGCTTTAATAAAATAACCACCTTGCTTAAGCATTCTAGCACCTAATTTTTGACATTCACTGGCTTTGTTAGAATCAGCCGAATATAAATTAGAAGTTCCGTATTTATCTTTAGCCATTCTGTCGCTGAATGGTGGGTCAAATATAATAAAATCAAACTTTCTATCCATTGACCTTAACCATTCTAAAGCATCCATATTAGACTTAGCCAAAGTATCAGGATTAATATCATTCGTAAAATAAGCGTGTTGACAATTTCTAGCAAATGGATCAATTCCTGTTCCTTGACCGTATTTTACTAATAATTGTTTAAACTCCTTAATTTTGTGTGTTTCAATTTCTGGTTTGTTGTTGCATCGCCTATACATCATAATATGGATTCCTGACACTATGGGCTATATAATATACGCGGCAAATCTGCCGCAAAAAAAAAACGCAGTTTTTTTTCATGCTTATCGCTTTTCAAGCGGTTGCATATCGCCTGAAAGATACCTTTCCGACCTAGCCACCAATTAAAAGGATTGGGATTAAGGTTTGGGGGGGTTTTAAGGACCGAAGAGGACTCGATGGGGCCATGATGGAGACACTCTATATTATAGGAACAATAATTGTGGGTTTTGGCGTAGTTTTCAAACTATTAATTGACCTAGGACACAAAATTGAAGACGGATTAATTGAATTAGACGAAAAATTGGCTATAGCAATACGATCAGTAGTTGAAAAAATACCGGGATTAGGTGAAAGTGAGCCAATTAATCCAATTCAAATGGCAATTGGTCAACTTATAGCTAACATGAGTCAACAAACACAACAACCAGCTATAAAAGTTATACAAAGAGACGAAAAAGGTCTATTTGTAAGTGAAGATTCATAAGCCGACTACTTAGAAGATAAGGCATGGCTCGCAGAAGAAAATCAAGCCCACGCCGAAGAAGTCGAGCGACTTCACTATTGAATGTAGCAGAAAGTTATGCTTATGCAAATGTATTAACTCAAGGATTGATGGGAACATCTCCTGTAGGATTAATTACAGGCCCAACAGATATTGGGTTTAAGACTCCAAGTGTAGGGTCAAGTATGCTTCAAGCATATGCAGCACCTATGGCAGTTGGAGCGGATGCGATTTCTTTGGGAGATTTAATCAGTTCACCCGATCAGGCATTTGGTGTTGTTCAAAATAACTTTATGAACAATTATCAGGCTATGGCTATACAATCATTAGGCATTGGTATCGGCTTTAGATTAGGAAAACGCCTTTTACGCCGTCCAATAAGTAATGTAAATAGGAATATATTCAAACCTTTAGGAGCAGGTTTCAAACTTTGAGGTGATCTAAGATGACAACACAAAATGTAACAGGTGTTCTAAACTGCTCAAGCGGTTTCAAAATTCCTCTAAACGCAACAATCACGGACGGCACAGAAGCTA